CTTCGGTACGCTTGTTCATCAGCTTTCGGTTACCGTTGGTGTCCTCTAGCGTGATGGCGTTACCCATGCAGTAAGACATGAGAGACTCATCGAAGCGAAGCATTCGCTCCTCGGCAAGGATCTTGATCTCGCCGAGAGGAACAGACTCCGTGCGTGCTCCCTGAATGACCTTGATGACTCCGTACTGGCCGTTCTCAGCCTCATAACGCTTGACGAACTCCTGAGCGTTGTACGGGTCATACCCGAACGCCCTGACGTCGTACTGGTTTCTGAGAATGAACTCTTCCAGGTCATCATAGACCTGCATCATGTCCAGAACGGTTCCCTCGAGAACCTGAAGGCTGCCTTCCTTGATGAACTCCTCGTACTTGAAGCGAAGAGCACCGGGAAGCTTGTCGAGGGTGAGCTTGGTGATGTAGCTTCGGGTCTTGACTCCGAAACCCTTCTGACCCAACGGGAACAGGAAAGTGAATGCACAGAAGTCATCGCCCTGCGAGAGGTCCGCACCCATAGCACACGGCATCTGCCAGAAACGCTGAGTGCGGTGAGGCTGCGTCTCCTCATATGTGAAGTAATAGCTGTAGCCTTCCATAGGAAGACCGAATCGCTTAGCCAGAATATCGTTTCGAGAGGCCGGAGCCTTCTCTGCACGTTCGACATCCAGCTGATAGACCTCGTACGTCACAGTCTTGCCGATGTTCGGCTGCGCCTTGACCCACATGGCGGGATCGGCGACTTCCTTGACGTTATCGAGCTTGTAGTGCCAGATGGATACGTGAGGAGCAACGTACTCGCCCTTCAGAATATCCTTGAGCTCCATCTTGATCGTGTCACCAGCACCGTTTCGGACGGTACCCTCAGAAGAGATGGCGACAATGACCCAGTCCTGGAGCCTCGAAGCACCCTGCTCGATCGCGCCGATGACGTCCTCGCGGATGTCACCAGAGAGCCACTCGTCCACGGTGTTCACCTTGGTACGAAGGCCCTGAAGCTTGTTGATCGACATCGGTCGGACCTCGAGAAGCGACCCAGTGAGGAAGTTCTCGATGCCCTTCTTGGTCGAGACAAGCTTCTGACGAAGAGCCCTAGAGCCCGTGGTGTTCTGAAGCGAACCCTCCGTCAGAAACTTGAAGAGAGGGCCACGGGCCCTCGTAATGGCGGTCCGCTGCGGCGACATGACCTCATCGGCCTGCTTCATGGTCGGCGCAGTGGTGATCTGATGCGTGGTCGAGGTGTCGATGTTCAAGAAATATGACTGGATGCACGCGGCATACATCGACTTCGCGGCGCCACGAGCCACGATCAGATACTGCTTGTTCGTGAGACGTTGCTTCACCGTCTTCTTGACCCACCGAATGTTCCCTTGCTGGTCAGCCTCAGGAACTGTTCGATCGGTGAAGAAGTACCAGCCCAGAAGCTGCTCGGCCCAGATCTTGAATGTGTCAAGAAGGACAAGGTCGCTTCCGTCGGTCAGGGTGAGCTCGTTCTCACAGTAGAGAATGAATCCTTCCACAGCCTGACTGTCGTAGTAGACATTGGGGTTGGCGATGAGCGCGTCGATTCGGTTCATCTCGAGCTCGATCTCTTCGCAAATCTTGATCTCATTGCGAAGAACCGCGTCCCGAAACTGACCGTAGTACTTCGGAACAGCTGTGTTCGACAGCGTCATCGCCAACCTCCTAACGTCTTAGTTGTCGTCGATCGTGTGGATCTTGTAGACCGGCGTTCCCAGCGGGAGAGGGCGCGGGCCCTGGTATGCCGGGTTCGGCCTCATGTTGAACGGCGAGCCCTTCGGATAGTTCCGAGAAGTCGAAGGATGACCGAAGGGATTCCTCGGAGGAGGCGTCGTCTTCGTCTTCGACTTGGGGATCTTTAGCTTCGGAGCTTTCACCTTTGGCGTGGGTGGCGCAGAGTTCTTCTTCATGAAGGAATGGATCTTCCGAACCCCAGGACGGAACTGGCCCGTCGTGAAGAACGAAGCCGCCTCCTTCTTGATGAAGTCCTTGATGAAGTTTCCACCCTTGGTCTTCGTCGGAGTCGACTCCATGGTCATCTTGATGTAACTCTGCTCGAGATTCATCCGATTGACCAGATGCTGCAGATCCTTGGATGACACGGAGTTGAGAGACCCGGTTGCCTTGATCGTCTGCTGCGTCTTCACCGCGCGAACGGCGTCTTCAGAAGCAGGATGTGCGCCGCCGACAGTTCCGTCGGGCCCACGCTCGCGCCGGATACCCCACTTCATTCCCTTGATGCCGAAGTGCTTCAGGTCCTTCATTGGTGTATCCATTGCTTTGAGACTCAGTGGCATGACTACCTCCTTCCTAGACGATCGTCTTCTTGGATCCGGACCGGATGACGGACGCGGTGATGGCTTTCTTGGCTGCGCTTCGAATCAAGGTCGACGAAGTTACCGTCTTCTTGGCTCCACTCCGGACGACGTTCTTGATGGCCTGGCCTGTTGGGGCCACATACGGCTGGAAAGCCGCAACGATGGCACCAGCGTCGTTGTTCTGAGCGACAGGGTTGAAGGTTTGATCGCTATCGGCCGTTACGATCTTGTGCTGCAAGCCAACAACGATGTTCGACCCATCCAGACCACCAGAGGTCGCCTTGGTAAATATAGACGACCAGGATCCAGCCGTGGTGTCCGTGTCCGAAGCCGGCGCGATGGCCGATTCACTGCCGACCACACCGACGACAACGTCACCATTGAGCACTCCCGTCACAGTTGCTGACGGGGTACCTGTGGCACTGACGTTCTTGCCCGCCGTCCCACGCAAGGTCTTGGTCAGACCCGAGAATTCCTTGATGGCGGAAGCCTTCGCGGTTCTCGTATTGGAGAAAGTGACGACAGGTGTGAAGGTAGCGGGCCAATCGATGGTGGTGACGACAGCCCACATCTCTGTGGCTACACTACCAGCACCAGCACCGACGATCTCGGCCTGACGCTCGACTTGTGTCCAAGCAGCCGTCTCCCCTGAAGGGACACTGATGCTCGAAACAGTAGGGCCTCCCGGCGAAGCAAGGTTGTCGACTCCCGTACCGATGACCAACATGTTTCCGGCGGCAACGAGTGCATCCAGAGTGTTGACGATGGTAGCGTTTGTCGAAACCTTGTCCTGCCCACCGGTGTGGTTTCGAACAAATGCCGCGCTCATGGCGTGGTGTATTCGACGAGAACGGTGCCTTCCGGAACGTCAGTGGCTGCGGTAGCGCCGGAGGGCGTTGCCAACACGGGACTCACACCAGACCCGGCGTATGCCGAGGCGATGATGCGACCCCACTCTCGCTGAGTGCCTTCCGTCGGGTGGATGTTGTCAGCCCCGATGAGTCCAAGCGCAAGCGCCTCGGTCACCGTTCCCGACCGATCCCGGAAGTCCATGATCGGAATGTCCTGAGTGTCGGCGAAGGAATATAGGGCCGCGCAGAACGCATCCCAAGCCCCTGCCGCCATCGTAGAGATGCCTGGCCACAGCATGAACAGATAGTCACTGTTCGGATACCAACCCTTGATGGTCGTGAGAGCGGCGATGATGTTCGCAGGTGTATCGTTTGCGTTCACATCGTTCGCTCCGAGCGAAACCACCACAAGATCTGGCGTGTAGCCAGAAACATCCATGGCTCCCTTACGGAAGGCTTGGATGTTGGCTGCAGCAGACGTGTCGGTCCAGCTCAAACCCGTACCGCCGCCAGCTGCTCGCCCACCACCCCAGGCGATGTTGTGGACTGCGACCCCCGCGGCACGATTGACCGCAATGGCACACAAATATGTCCAGTTCGTCGAAGCGGTGACCTTGACCGAGTGCGTCGTGTCCGCCAGACCCGTGACTCTGTACCGCTTGATCGCGTTGGTCCCTCCACCAGCCGGAACCGTCACAGCCGCGGCACCGTCAATGCTGACAGTGAAGGACTGCGAGAGATCCGAGTAGTAGACGTCAACGATCGTTCCGGCTTGCTCCGATTGGAACGTCGCCGTTGAAGCAGCGTACATGGTCATCACGCCAACCGTCAGCGTGTAGGTGCCGGTGTAGGTGTAGTGGTCGCTCTGCCCGACCGTTCCGTAGGCAGCAGCCGCCACCATTCCAGACCCCGCAGGCGTTGTGCCCAGCATTCGGCAAAG